GGTAGCGGGCCATAGCCTGCCATAGCCGAGAGGGACAGACCGGGGAGGAATGGGATAGGGTTTCACGTGAAACAATGGGGTCTTTCGCTGTCCTATTTGTGAAAAAAATAACAGCTAATTCTGAAATAAAGTGTTGCATTTACTCTTTATTCTGGTATAATAAAGGTAGGAAAGGTAGGTACTAAAATATGATGGAAATTCAGAAAGCTTTAATCCAACAAGCATTGATCGCACATGAAGCACAGATTGAAGACGAGTATAAGAATTATGAATATTCGTTCCGATCTATCGACGTAAAGTTTAATTTAGGAAGACACTCCGGTTACGTCGTACAATGTGAATCTGTTCTTGATATTTATGAAAACAATATGCATGTTGCCATCGATCCTTATACCACTACTGTTTGGTTTAACGATGATTTAACGATTGATGAAATAATTTAAACGGAGGAAATGAGAATGAATCAATACACGATGATTGAAAAGGCGTTAAGCGAGCATAAAAGATTATCAACAATTACAGGCGCTCAGATGTTAAGTATTTCAATTGTCATTCATAATGGCATGGAATATGATGGTTCAGTGTGCATCGGGGTGCGGGTAGAATCGATTGTTTGGTATTGCGGGTCAAAGCGTGAATTAACATTTAGTTACTTTAGAAAGGATGGGTCATTGATTGATTCATTGAGAGGGTGTTAAAATGAACATTTATCAGAAGGCAGTTGAATTACATTTGAATTTTATCAAGGAAAGACAAGCGCAGTTAGAAACGGAATACGGAATCCTAAACACGCAAATTAAGCGGGTTGACATAGGCGAGAAGCTACGCATTGAAATCGTATCGACAGTTAAGGATTCAAAAGAGTTAGGCTATATCGATATGAGTACGAATCTATTAATTGAGGGCGAGGGGTTATCGGCGTTTGATGAATTTAATGGGAAGAAATCTATGGTATGGCATGTCATTAATCCATCTAATATGGATTTCTACAAAGAATTCGAGGAATTGTTAAATGAATAAGAAGATAGCAGATGAAGACATTCTTGCTTATATGATCGCAATGAATCGCTCACTGGTTGGAGCAATTGCACCCTTGATTTATTCCGGGGTTCTTCTGAATGATCATTTTGACGAGCAAGACAAGATCGAAGTGGCATCGAATTTAGATATGGCTCAGGAATTGAACGCCGGATTAACCCGGTTGGAAAGCTTTGATGAATGCTTAGAAAGGATAAAAAGAAATTATGCAGAATGAATTAATTAACGCAATCATGGAAAATTTGAATGAAATTTTAATGGACATGAAGACAGTTAGCTATTTTAATTTGAATGCTATCGTAGATATCGAGGTTCTCTATTACGCCATGCAAGCGTGGCTCATAGACGCGAAACCGTTTATTGAAATGTTTGATGAGAATTTAGATAAACAAGGTATTACTGACGTTATTGATTTTGTCAAGGAAATGCGGGAGGAAGTTGAAAATGGTGAAAATTCTACACAACGGAAATTTTCTTAACACCAAGTGGCGCAAGCTTGATCAAGAAGCGTTACAAGAATTGATATGCTATTGTATCGGCCTTGGTTGGTACTGCGAAAATATGGAGGTGAAAGAAGAAGCTGGCTTAATTGATAATAAGGTAACTAGCCGTCGAGCATGGCTATTGATCAAAGAAGCAGATAAAATGAATTATGAGCAACTGTTGCTACTCGAATTCAACGAATAGAGAACGTTTGAAGAATACTTAAAACTAACCCCTTGATATAGGGGTTTTCAAATATTAACCCGCCGTTTTGATAGCTTGCTACGATTCGAGGGAAGTAAAATTTATCTGCGCCCTTAAGATAAAGGATTGTATTGTTTGAGTGGTCATTGCTTGTCATGGAAAAGAAAGGCGGTTGTGTCCGGTCAACGCTGGTTGACGCATAAATGTAATAGTTTTTGTAGTCAATCCAGAACCCTATGTCCTGTCCTTGATAGCAACAACCGAAGAAATAAATCGCGTTCTTTGGCTTTGAACCCATAAAGCTATTCTTTTCTTCTGCGAATTCGTTTCGTACTGCCATAGCGCCATACGGTGACATAAGAAGAAGCTTTCCAAAGTCGCTTTCTTCCAAGCTTTCAGCGTAAGCGGTAGCTGTGAATTTCTCGACCGTAATCAAACCTTCTTTGAACGTGTTGAACCGCTTGGTTAGATCGGGGATGATCTGCCAATAGCTGAAATGCGGATTAATGAGAGATGTTGAGTTTCCAAGCGCGATCATTTTCACACCTTTTCTTTTTCTGAAGATCGAACTGCAATAACTCATGAGCGCATCTCCCTCAAATGAAAGATAAAGCATTTTTGAACCTTTTTCGATTAGAAATTCATCGTACACGACTAAATCAACATTCGGAAAGGTTGCACCCTTGACTTGACCGAAGGTGCTGAGCTGATCGGCAAAACCAAAAAATTCATCATCACAATAAAATTTCTTATTCTTGACTTCCAGTTTGTGGTCGGGGAATTCATTCGCTATATCATCGAAAAAAGTATCAATTTTTTTCAACTCGCTTTTATACCGTCGCAGATAGATCGATTCTTTACGCTTATTTAACCATAGCTTGACCATTCGTTTCTTTGCGTCGTAGGTCTTTCCGTCACCTCGTGTTCCGATAACGTAATTAAACACACTGTTTCGTGACCATAATTCATCTGAATTGTAATAGATTGATTCAGATTTTTTTTCAAATTCAATTGAGGACATAAGAACTCCTTTCTAAAAATTTTTTCGATCGACTTTATTTTTAATGGAACGTTTCAGTTTTATCTTTTGTTGAAAAGGATTTTAAAAAAGACCGGTGCATGATTTTTCAAACCCCGGTAAAATCCCCATTACAGAATAGTGATATCGAATCCCATATCAGACAAGGCTTCAACCTGAGATAACGTCACTTGATTAATCATGATATCTACTTTAGATTCTGTTACCCATTTGTTCAAACCTCTTGCTTTGATGATTTCAGGGAAATTAATTTTGCTTTGGTTCATGTCAACGCGCCCGGCAATGCCGTTAACTTTACCATCACTGGAATACTGCCATAAATTATGTCGGACAGTCGGTTTGTTCGATGACCACTTTGCCACCCATAAATCATAAGGTTCTAAATCTTCCATTTTTAAAATGCTTTTAAAAACGGATTCGGAAGCGTAGATACCAACGTAAAAACCATCATTCTGAATTTCCCGACAGAAGTTTTCACAGATGTTCGTATACAGTTGAGGGAATTTCGATAATGGTTTACCCTTATTCAGTTTATAATTGTCTGCATCTTCCATGTCAATATAGACAGGCAATTCCGGGTAAAGGTCATATTTGCGAATAAATTCGCGCATGAATTCGATTTCTTCATATCCACTGTTTTCCGTGGTGGCGTAGGAATAGAGGTATAAACCAAAAGGTAGTCCAGCTTTGACACATCCTTGAATATTTTGTACCGCTTTGTTATCTTCTTGAACGCCATAACCTGCTCGGATGATAACACCCTCTACACCATCGGCTTTGACTTTTTCAAAATCGATATAGCCATTATGGGATGAAATATCAATGATTTTCATTTTTGATTTCCTCCTTTTCTTGAAGTTGTTCTAAAGCGTCGGCGAGAAACGCAGGAAGTTTTACGCCCATCTTTCCGAGGTTTTCCAAAATAGAAATTCCTTCATTGCTAACAAAGAAGTAGCAGACTCCGGCTCGGAAGACGTTTGCTTGTCCAGTCATGGCGTCCAGCTGAACACCAATAATCACACATACCAGAATTCCGGCTTTTTTGAAAATGCCAGATACCCATGAGGAATTGACATTCTTATTAATGAATGCCTGTCCTGTCCCTGTCAGGATGTCCAACGCCATAAAACAGAGAAGAACTTTTAGTGGGGTATCCAGCGAGCCAAAGAGGGAAGTGAGCAGAACGCCCACCCCCGCAATGATCGTATTTACTGGAACGCTTTTAATTTGATAGAGAATGCTTTTCATTATACTACACCTCCATAATTTACAGCGATTGCAGAAATGTTAATCGTCTTACCGGATTCAATAGCAATGTTATCCCTCCCTACCCGGTATAATTCGATATTTCCGGAGTTGTTAACTTGAACAAATACAGGATATTTCTGCGCGTTATAATTCATCATACCAATAGCTACAAAAGAACCTTTTAATCCGCTTGAAGTGCCAAGAACCGTAGCGGCGTCAGAAATAGTTAATGCTTTTGTAGTAGTGCCGTAGAAAGAAAATTGTGCCTGAACAAATTGTCCATTTAGTTTCAAACCTTGAATGATATTTGTGTATACGTCAGTGAAACTATCACTTGCGGTATTAGTTGTTTGGAAGGGCATAATATTATTACCAGTTATAATATAACTTTCTCTAGCACCTGTATAAACAGTAGGCATTGTTACATTTTGCATTAAAGCTTCGTTAGGTACGGTAACTAAATAGATTGCTCCCGTAGGTGTACTGCCATTATTTCTTGATAGCGGTTTAGCGATTGTAGACGCTGAAGATGGCGTAAGCAAGCAAATTTCTAAATGCCCTAATGTTTGTGCAGAATAGCATAACGCATTTACATTGAAAGAACCGCCAGCGATAGCAACACTTACTTTTCCAATATTTGCATTAGCTTTAATCAAAGAAAGAGTTTCAGGCGTTGTAGTAGTATCGTATGTCTGGTCAATAGTACAGTTCCAAAGACTAATATAACAATCAGTTTTTACATTGATTAAAGTTGATGTTTTATTAGTGAATGTAATATTCCTTAACATTACGTTTGAGCAGTTAATGAAATATAAAGGACTTGTAATCGTATAACCGTTAGTTTCATCACCGATGATAGTTACACTTTCAGCGTGATAAGGGAATCCTGCGTTTGCTTCTCCTTCGCCAGTTGCATAAATATATACAGTTCCTGCTACATCCGGAATAAGTCTAAATGCCTGTCTTAAAGTTTGAACTGCGGTTTCTTCGGTTTTTCCGTCATTTGAATCATTACCAGTGTTACTATTTACGTAGATATTAAGGGTTAAGGATTTTGAAACAACTGGAATAGGCTTTGTATAAAGCTTACCCGAAGCGTCAACGCCGACCCTTTCAGTCTGTTCTGTATACTTTGTACTTCCGACAATTCCGCCAAGGATATCCGGTGTTGCTTTCGTAACTTTTAAACCGTTATTCGTGAGCGTAACACCCGAACCGTTTGCACCTGTCGTATCAGGTTTAATCTTCAACCCATCTTCATCAACGTTCAAACCAGAATTTGCGGCAAGCATAAGGCCATAGCCCGCCGAACCCTTTTCCAAACCCCCGGCCGGGTCAATTTCAATATCCCCAGTTCCTCCGATCGGCTTTGTATACAGTTTGCCATCCGAACCAATACCGACGACTTCGGTCTGTTGATCTGTTTTACTAACACCGATAATCGACCCTCGTTTACCATCCGAACTAATAGGAGTGTATGTGCCTGTTGAACCTGCGACAATTCCTGGTCCACCTTGCGCTGTTGAATCGCCCTTAATGGATAAACCTTTTGGGGTATTTTGTAACCCTCCGTTCGGGTCAATCGTTACTTCCGTTCCACCGCCCGGGGCTGTCCATAATGCTCCGTTTTCATCAATTCCGACAGGTTGCGTCATTTCCGTAGTTTTAGCACTTGCAAATACACCACCCACTCTTCCCGGTTCCGCTAAAGCAGGAATCGGGTCTAACAATTCATCAAGGCTATTTTTTAATTGAACTACTTTTTTATCTATACTCGGCATTTTATGCTCCTTTCTATTTTAAGAAGGAAAGGGGAAAGAAATCCCCTATTTCACAACTTCATACGTTAAGTCCGACGGCGCGGGTGTCGTAAACAGTTTTCCTGTTGAATCCATGCCGACAGCCTGTGTCATAGCTGAGGTTTTCGTTTCCGGCATAACGCCCCCGGTTCTTGTCGGTGAAGCTAAAGCAGGAATTGGATTTAATTCTTCGCCTGCGCTGTTTTTCAACTGTACTATTTTACTAGCCATTAGTGACCTCCTCATAGGTTAATACTGTACCTAATTTTCTTTGTGAATCAATTTCTAAAGTGCTGTTCAAGTTCAGCATGAGATTTCCATTTTCATCCGTGATTAAACCGCCATCGGCTTTGACATCCATCTGAATATTGCCTGTTGCCGGGTCGACGGAAATCGGCGCTTTGACTTTGACTTTAAAATGACCTGCTTCGTCAAAATACAATGTCGAATTGTCTTCACTGGCGTTTTTAATCCAAGACCACATTTCGGTAAATTCCGACTTGAGTCTTGTATAATCTGCCCACAGACTGGTTTCCAATGCTTCAAACTGACTCTGAATCTGAGTCTTGAATGTAGCAAAATCTGCGTCCATCTGATTTTTGTAATTCGTCCATTCCGTTGTCAGATTAGATTTAAACTCATTCAATTCATTTTCAGTGTTAGTTTTCCATGTATTCCACTCGGCAATAAATTCAGTCTTCCATGTGTTCATTTCGTTAATGAAATCCTGAATCTGCTTCTGCATTGCGGAAATCGTAGCGTTAACGTCATTCTTGAACTGCTCAAAATCCTGTGTCATTTTGTCAATGAAATCCTGAATTTTGGTATCCTGAGCAGTTAAGCGGTCGTCGACCTCTTTGTTATGATCGGCGATTGCCTGACGGACTTCGGCTTCAAATGCTTCGATCTTTTCATTGATGGAAGTCGTGAAGTCATTGAACTTCCCTTCCATTTCTGAAATAAAGTTCTGAATGGCAGTGTTGACATCAGATTTAAACTGTTCATAGTCTGCCTGTTGTTTGTTCCAAGCGTCGGTCATGTCGGCCATGAATTTATTCTGCGTTTCGACTAAATCTTCCTTAAACTTGTTGAATTCATCGGTTAACGCGTCCTTTGTCGTATTGGTATACTCTACAAGACTATTGTAATAATCAACCAGTTTGTTATAGTCGGCGACCAAGATGTTAAACTGTTCCCACATCTGCATGGTATCCTCTAAAACCAGAGGAACAACATGCGTATAGACTGGTATGTTGCTACTGGTTTTTAAAGGCGATACATAGTCGGGCAGTTTTGTTACTGGTACTTCTTTATCCATTCTTTCACCCCTCTTTCTAATATATGAGCATGAATAACTCATACAATTCGTCGATAATCTGCATGTCAATGTTAAGGAACGTCGCCCTGTATTGCGTTAATAAGGTCTGCTGGCTGAACTGCAAGTTTCCTTTACGCTTCTTGGTAATGTCTTCTTCATCCTGATAATTACCCGTATTGTTCAACGATCTGTCGCCCGTGGAACTCCCCTCATAATTTTCCTCTTTGTAATCCCGCCATGTGGCATAGTCACGATCTGGGAAAATCTGAGAACGCGGATAGTCATTGTGCGTCGTGCTTCCGTGAGTTTCGCTTGTGCCTGTGTTTTTCGTGTCCTCTTTACTGTCGTCCTGATGTTGATTCTTCAACGTGCGATCGGTTGTTTCCGTGTAATCAATCGGATTAATCGGGTCGATCTGAATCAGTTCTGACGCGTAAAGCTGATTGTAATAAGGCATAATCTCATTGAGTTTGGCAAGCAGTCGATCACGGAATAACTGCGGAGTTTCAACGCCGATTTCATACCACCAGTAATGATTCAAGATTTTCATGTTCAATTCCTGACGGTGGTCTTCAACCTCGATCGGGTAAGCGTCGGCTTCATTTAAGGTTAACCATGTGATCAACGCTTGCAAACGATCTTTCTTTGAGCCGGGCGGGGTGTTTCCGGTAGCATTCCAAACATACTTGGAAAGGGTATCTAAAGTCAAGGTATACTTAGCCATTTTCTTCATCCCCTCCCAGATTGTCCGGACTTTCCGTGTCGACTAAATTTTTAAGATAATCGAACGCGTCCATACTCCAGTCCGTTGTAAATTTAACTTGGATATCCGTTCCGAACTTTTCATTCACCCGCTCAAGACAAGATTCAACCTCCCCGAAGATAAACCGCCGGGCAGATATTACTGGTTCATTACTGGAAAACGCTTCATTCGTGACAAGACGTTCTTTCTTCTCTGATTTTGAACTGATACCAATCCAGTTAAAGAAAGAGTTCAATTCCTGATTCCATGCGTCAATCAGTTCCGTTACATGGGAAGGAACATCCGTAGCCAAGACTGACCAATTATCAACGCTTAAACCAGAATCAACGACAAGGAAAGGTCGGTTCTCGTCTAATTGGTTAATCAAGTTAAGTACGGTTTGCACCTGAGTTTTTGGAACAGAGAGAACGCGCGGAATCTTGAACTGGGATATATTGATATCCAGTGCCCGCTTAATCTGAAATAATCTTGAAGCATACATATTGACACGGTAAACAATAGGGATACGCGTCTTATTCGCCCACACAAGAACGCCATCTTCCGGGACTTTGACTTCGTCGTGAATTAATCCGTTCCGGGAAGTCGTGACCACTAACTGCGGGTCGCCATAGATATCCTCCTCGGCTATGTTGGACGCATAGAGTGCAACCAGTTTATTCAGGGCAATGTTACGATAGAAGCACAGGCAACCCTGCTCAATCAAGACCTGCAAACAATATCGCTCAGATATTCCGTCTGGCAAATTCTCCAACGCGATTAAGTTAACCAGATATTCATATAGCATATTGTAGATATCCTGAATCGTCGCAATATTTGTGTATTCTACACCGTTAAGCAATAATCGCTTATTTCTTTTATTCCTCGACAATTCCAGTCACCTCATTATCTAAATCATACCGATACATTGTTGCGCCGTCATGCCATAACGTAACACCCCGGTCAAACATTCTCGCAATGCGTTCCCGGTGTTCGGACGGGATATTCCCGCCAAAGTGGATTCCGTTTGTCTTCACGTAGTTAAAGTTAGAACGACTGAACAGATTCGGCTTTTTGTAACGCATTGTCGGGTATCCGTAACAGGTGTACCAGTCATCAATCACTTTCGCAAATTCTGCGGTAATCGTCATCGGATAGAAACCAAACGTCATGAAGTTATTGGCCATATTTAACGCGCCTGTTCCTGTCTGGCCACTGCTGACTGGAGGACGATTCGACTTGTCAGCCAAGTCTGCGAATTGATTCGCAAGTCCAACGCCAGCGCTGGTAGCGGTTGCAACGCCAAGTACCGGGTTCACGGCCATTAAGCCAATACCCGCAACGGCTTTCGCACCTTCAACAATTCCACCCATTAAAATTGAATTGTAGTTTTGTCCTAAGTAGTTTGCGAAAGCGTCATTGTTCCAAGTACAGGTCGGCCATCCGCTCAACACAATCGAAGCGTCAAAATTGGCCATCTGTCCAGCATAGTTCAACGGGGTACACCGAACCTGTGCCGGGCAATGCGGGGTTCCTACGGCTTGAAATTCACACGAACCTCCGCTGAATAATTCATATCGAAGCTCAGCTGACTGTCCGTTCTGCGTTGAAACTACCAGATAGTTATACGGATAGTTGAAAAGAATTTTATTCCGTGGGGTGTAACCGTCAATGTCGGAAGTATTGATCGCAACGCTTTTCGTTAGTTTCTGCTCCGGAAGACTGGTAATCAACGCCCCACTTCCTGCACCTCCAACGGTGAACGCCGGACACATCCAGACATTAGAAATCGCTTCGCCCCAGCCTTTTTCATCCATTGACTTAACGAGTTCCTTAATGGCTTCGGTCTGATCGTCGTTAAACGCATAATAGGCATTTCCTGAAAAGACGTTCGCGATTGAACCGCCGATCTGCCGTTCCGTTTCCGGCCCATAGCTTTCCGGCTGGTAATCCGGCTTGTATTTTTTAGACACGGCGACCAGCGTACGAGTTTCTGCAACTTCACTCCAGCCATCCTGTTGCCGGGCAATCATCGGCCCTGTCGGTAAACTATTGTTCACGAGCAGGTGTTCAAATAATTCGTCACTGCCTGCATGTTCGTACTCGACAAAGCTGGAATAATATTCAATGTCGAACATATAGGTTTGGAATGAATCAATCTCAAAGATAACGCTTGTAACATTCGGATTCGTATAGTCTTTATCGACGATATACGCGAAGTAATAGCGACCGTCAAAATCTTCATTCTTAAACAACAAATAGTTCGCACTGTCTACTCCGTCAACCTCCCGGTCAAACGACAACACCCGGTCTTTCTTGATATACTGTGCGTCAACCATCTGTGCAACCGCTTTACCCTGAAAATAGGCAAGCTGTGCGGACTGACTTTGAAAGATTAATTGATGCTGATCGTTCCGATCAAGAGGGATTCCAGCGATAAGCCATGCTTTACAAGTACAAATTCCGGCCATAATTAGTTACCCGCGATTGTTACTACACAAGTTGCAGTTTTAGAAGTGTCAACCTCAGATGTTCCAGTGATGGTAATCGTTTTCGCGGTTTCATCCTTACCGACGATTAACAGACCGTTTTCCATCATGACAGTATTCTTGCTTACCTGACCTTCGATTGCATACGTTGACCGTGCGGACGGATAGTTTTCTCCGGTTGCAATCGGGTAAACCTGCAAATAACCGCCCTTTTCAACGGTTGCCGTGGCCGGGGTTAATGCGTAGGTGTCGATTGTCTGTGTACCAGAAACGAACAGAACCGCGTTTCGGAAATCAGAAGTGGATAAGATTTTATGATGATGCCAGAACATATTGAAGTATGCCTGCGACGCATTTTCAGCTACTGCTAATTCCTTATAGGTTGAGTAACATTGAAACCAACGGCGATCAACAACCGCGAACAGAACGCCCGGCATGTTGAAATCGTCGATAACAACGGTACGCGCCAGAACCTCCGCTTTGTCCATCTGGAATGCATTCGCTAAAACATTAACGTCCATATAGGCTTGCGTGCGCGGGGTCGTGATAATAATCTGTTCACTAATCGGCGTAGCCATATCGCGCTTCATGCTATTGTATTTTGTGGATACGAATTCCATCATGCCCGAGATCGCCCGCAGTTCAACGGCGGCCTGTTCCGCAGCTTCCTTACTGTTGATATCCGGAATGGTAATCGTATAGAAACCACCTTTTCCCGCGACCTCAGAAACAAGTTCCTTCATATACTTGTAAATGTGGAAACGGTCACCGTCATACAGGGATTTAGCAATCCGGGAATAGTAATCATAGATACCGGATTCCGTCAAGAACGCCTTCCGGATTTCCGATTTAAATAAGGTAGCCGGGTATTTTTCTTCAATCCGTCGGTTATGGAACAGTTCTGCGACATCCGGAATTCTCAGTTTGTAAAGATCATTTCCCTCCAGATATGGGTCATACGCTTCCGCCTTTGCAAGGTTGACCTGCCATTCCGCAACCGACGCGCCAAACGGTAACTCCATCATAAATTCTGCCAGCGGATTCTTTACTTCGTAATCTGCGATAATGGTTCTGCCGACACGGTTCAACAAGCGCACGAATTCATTCAGTAAACTCTGGTTTGACGTTAACGTCTGACCGATTAAGACTTGATTTTCTGCCGTTGCCATCGGCACGTGTGACTGATAGTCACTGGAAGCTTCCTGACGAACAGCATTCAAAATTTCTTCATTCGTTACTTTCATAGGTAATTTCTCACTCTCCTTTAATTTTGGCGATTAATTTTTCCATGGCGTTTTCTTCTTCGCCTGCCATGTTTTTGTTCTTAGCATTGCCTTCCGGCCGTAGTCGCTTAGACAGTTCAAAGTTAAGCTTTGTCGCTTCGGTATACTTACCATTTAAGTCTTCAACTTTGGAAGTCAGCTCGCCGAATTCATTTTCAGTTTCTGACCATTTGTCGCGCGCTTCCTGACGGAGTGCGATTCTGCCGTTGTCGTCCAGCTCAGAACTTGAATAACGATCTAGAAATTCTTCAAATTCTGTCCCTGTCCATCTTCCCATAGCTTAAGCACCTTCCTTTCCTAACATTATTATAACACACTTGAATTGTACTTTTTAAATTACTTTTAATTTGACTTTATAGTGTACTTATGGTAATATAGTTATAGGGGAAGAACCCCTAGAAGGAGAAACAGAACATGACAGAAAGAATTACACACCGCATGACAGTGACAACCGTAACATTACAAAGCACACGATTCGACCTTGAATCAGAAAGAGTTATTCTTGAAGACCCATTTAAAATTACAATCCCCGGAGCATTCAAGAGTGATTTTTCCTTGAGAAAGGCGATCGAGGAACGCTTAGGACATGATAATTATATTATCGTCAATTCAACTCGCGCTACCGTTAAAGCGTCAATCCCCACCTCGGATTTCCTGAGCAATCCTAATTTGATTACAGAAGAAGTTAACGAAAAGGAAGGTAACGAATAATGTCAAACGAAGTCATGACAAAAACAACTACTGCAATTGATGAATTAACAGGCGAAGTTACAACAATGTATTGCTCTATCGTACCGCAGGACGATAAGGACAAAGCAAGAATTTTTAACGCAATTAACAACACGGATGAACGTATCGCAGACCATAAAAATGAAGTGATCAACGTCACGGACGTAATCGCACATACCGTGGAAATGGCAGACGACCAGGGAAACATGATTCCTCAGACCCGCGTCATTCTGATCGATGATAAGGGAAAAACCTACGGCGCGACCTCGACAGGGATGATGAGCGCGTTAAAAATGATTTTCCCAATTGTCGGTATGCCACCGTATGCGAAACCGTTACCGCTGAAGATCGTTGAAAAAACAGGCCGTCGCGGTTATCGTTTCTTGAGCGTCGCAATCGAGTATAAATAAGAAGACGCGAAAGGGTGTCTATATCTCAATCCATGATTCAGATATAAGCACCCTTATTTCTTATAAATCTATTTTCTGCGACGATCTGTTATTCTTCTTTACATCCAAAGCGACGCAAAAAAGTTTTGAAGAATATTTAGATGAAAATAGAATTACAAAGGAATATAAACTAGGTTTAAACGAAGCAACGAACCTCTACCCGATATTTGATATCCTTCATTACGCAAAAAAGGAAAAGCGGGGTTTCAGAATACAGAAAGGGAGTAGAGTTTATACATGCCTAGACGATTTAAGATTTCTATGGAGGACAAACAGTTAATCCAACAAGCCAATCGCCGGATTAAAGCGAAGCAGTCACGCCTTAAAGCCAAAGGCTTTGACGTAATTCTGCCAACGAAACAACCAAAAGAATTTAATAGCAAAAAGCAAATTGAAAAATATCTTGAAGAACAGAATAAGATTTCAAAAACACGATATTATTATAACCGTAAAACGAAGAAGCTTTTACCCGCGAGCGATTACGGAAGATTACAAGAAGCGATCATGCGACGAAACAGGCTAGTAAAAGAACGATATGGAGAAGCGTTAGAAAGCGAATTCACAACGGCAGGAAGACCGACAGGAAACACGGTAGGCGCAATCGCAGGAAGTTTGAAAGCTGTAAGGCTTGGCAATACGAAATTCGACCCCCTGTTACCGCGCAATTTAACCGCGAATGATATTCGGGATGAAAAGCATTTACAAGAATTGCTTGTTCGATATAACCAACAAGCGCAAGAGGAATATTGGCAGGAGAGGGATGAACGATTAAAACAGAATTACATTGATTCCCTTTCTACTGCTTATGGCGATATCGTTCCGGAAGAAGTTGAAGAACTGCAAGAAAAATTAAAAAATATGGATTTACAAGAATTCATGAAAGCGTATTATAGTGATGATATCGTGTCGATTACTTACAACTACACAAAAGACCCGAACTATTCCGAAGCTGAAAAATTAACCCGTGTCATTAATGCGTGGAGTAGCAGAATGTGAATGTATATAGTTCAGACTTTGAAACAACCACCGACCCGAACGATTGCCGGGTGTGGGCGTGGGGAAGCTGTACTATCGACGATCCCTTCAATACGTTTGAATATGGCAATACACTAGACGGATTTATAGAACGGTTCAAAAATGAAAATAGCACACACTGGTTTCATAATGCAGGGTTTGACAGCGAATTTGTCATTCACTGGCTTTTAACCCATGGATTTGAACACCGTGAGAAAAAAGAACGCGGAACATTCACAACGGTAATCAGTCAAACAGGGATATTTTACAGCTTAAAAATAACTTTCAAAAATGGAAAGACGCTGAAAATACTGGACAACATGAAAAAGTTTCCATTCAGCGTGGATAAGATTGCTAAAGATTTTAAATTACCGATTAAAAAACTAAAAGGTCATATCGATTATAATTTATTCCGACCAATAGGGCATAATCTGACGAAAAAAGAAATTGAATATCTCAAAAATGATGTTATCATTGTCGCGTTAGCCTTGAAGGGGAAACTTGACGCAGGATTAACAAAAATGACGCGAGCCAGCGACGCATTGGCCGACTATAAAGAAATAATCGGAAAAAAGACATTCGACAGCTGGTTTCCTATCCTCGACTTAAATCTGGATAAAGATTGCCGACAGTCCTATAAAGGCGGGTTCGTATGGGTCAACCCCAAGTTTCAAAACAAACGGATACAAGAAGGGATTGTGTTTGATGTCAACAGTTTATACCCATCGAGAATGTTGCTTGAAACGCTACCCTATGGCAATCCGATCGCCTATGAAGGGGAATACCAGAACGACCCGGACTATCCGTTATTCATCGAATATATCCGTTGTCGTTTCCGGGTTAAAAAGAATCATATCCCGACGATTCAGCTAAAAAATAACTTTATGTTCCGCAACTGTTCGACAGAATATCTGACAACCAGCGTAAATAGTTTAGGGCAGGATGAACCTGTCGCTATGGTTATGACATCCGTCGATCTGCAATTATTCTTTGATCACTATGACGTTTACGATCTTGAAAGAGTTCGAGGATTAAAGTTCAAAGCTTCAAACAACCTATTCACCGAGTATATTAATAAATGGGGACAGGCGAAAGTCAACGCGACAACCCCAAGCGAAAAGCAGAACGCAAAGGACATGCTGAATTGTCTGTATGGGAAGTTTGGAAAAAACCCGGACGTGACAAGCAAAATTCCATATCTGAAAGAAGATGGTAGTGTAGGATATAAACTTCCGACTTATACGGTCATCAATGAGAATGGGGAAGAAGTCACAAAGACAGCGCAGGAACTTTCCGACCCGATCTATATTCCGCTTGCAAGCTTCATCACCGCCTACGCCAGAAACGTAACGATCAGAACAGCACAGAAACTTTACGACCGGATTATTTATTGCGATACCGACAGCATTCATTTAGTCGGAACAGATATCCCGGATATTGATATCCATGAAAGCCGATTAGGCGCTTGGAAACATGAAAGCACATTCTGCAAAGCACGATTTATCCGTGCAAAAACCTACATCGAGGTTATAGAAATTGACGAACAAACTTATAAAAAATTCATCGACAATGGGAAACGAGCGTTCGTTTATACATCAAAAGGAAAATACTTTGAAAAGAATATAAAATGCGCTGGTATGCCTGACAACATCAAAGAAACAGTCACCTTCAAGAATTTCAAAATCGGATTTATTTCCGGAGAAAAATTAGTCCCTTCCCATGTCCCGGGTGGAATCGTCCTTGTAAAAAGGCCATTTGAAATCCGACCGTAACTATGGTATACTAATAGTGTGGGCAATTCATACTATTAGCGTAACTGTGCCGGGATTTCAAGGTTGAAAAATACCTCCGGAGCAGAAAAGGGTTGAAATCCGTGCGTTAAGGGTGATTCTGTCCGCACTTTTATTTAGGAGGTTCATTATGTGGATTAAAAAATCAATCGCTGAAATCCCGACAACCAAGCACCCATTAGAAGTTGTTGAAGATTTAATTACGACAGGTTCTATAACAGACATTTCATTAGAAATAGACGATATCGGGACTGAAAATGAATATGTGAAAATCATGTTTAAAAATAAAAAAGGGGAAGTTAATACCCTAGAAATGGAGTGGAAAGACCTGTGAAACAGAATACATTCATTATAAACACAAAATTAAATGAAGATGAATTAATCGAACTTATAGAATGGTATATTCAAACAATGAAAAAAATTGCATTTTCAGATTCTGACTATTTGAAGTTCAAATTAAATAAAATTAATAACCATGATATATCAGAATTAAAAAAGATTATCGAAGTCAAAGAAGACGAAAATCGCGAACTGAATGCGATCATCGACAGATTGTCAGAAGACAATGAAAGATTAAATGAGAGAATTGAATCGTGTCGTATCATTCATAAAGCATTACTGAATCAAATTTACGGAAAGAAGGGGAACTAACCACCCCTTTTTGTTAATACTCAGTTGAACATCAAAAATTGGATAAGAAATATTATGCGAAGTAACAATATACTGTATTTTGTATATTCCTATGTTTCACGTGAAACGTCCTCCCCGGTCTGTCCCTCTCGGCTATGGCAGGCTATGGCCCGCTACCCTCCACGCCCGCACAGTACGCTACTGAGTACAACACAACGGCGCACATCGCCCTTGCTCAGTTGAGCACACAAGCGCACAGCACACAGCACGTCCGCTCCGCACCCTGCACCCTCGTACAGTACGCTACTGTACTTCACTTGAGTTGTCAGCCATGCACCACACGATGCCTTCCTG